GAGAAGCAAGTGGCCAAGTTCAAGTACTTGAAAGAAATTGTCAGCCTTAAATTGGTTAGCGAGCATCCCACCAAGCTGCTGGCTCGCAGTGAGGCCTGGCTGTTTGACGAGAAGAAACGCAAGCTGATTCACGTGGTTGCGGACCCGCATATTGGTACGTTCACTATCAAGAACAACTCCATTATTGGCTTTGGCACAAGCGAGACCACGCAAAAGACTCTGCGCAAGCCAGCTGAGCAGATCAAAGCCTTGCTCGCAGGCGGCAAGCCGGCATCTCGAAAGTACTTTAAAGAGATCCGGGCTACTGAGACTCCGTTCAATGGCCGTGGCACTGAGAATCTGGTCATACTCAAGACTTGGTAAATATGGGGGAATGGAATCCCCCTAATGTCTAACCAAACTCTTGATCCGCTAAAAAAACAGCTAATTGAATATGTGCAACTTCAGCTCGGTAGTCTGATTGTTGACATTGAGCTGGATCCTGCTCACTACGAAGCAGCATATCAACGCACAATAGGTGTGTATCGACAGCGGGCACAAAACGCCTACGAAGAGAGCTATAGCTTTATGCAGCTCTTGAATGACGTTAATGAATACACCTTGCCGCAGGAAGTTATTCAGGTACGGCAAATTTTTAGACGTACCATTGGCCTCAGCACCGGCGGCGGCACCAACAGCTTTGACCCGTTTGGGGCAGCATCTCTCAATGTGTACTTGATGAACTTTAACTCTCAAGGCGGCCTGGCCACTTACGACTTCTATCAGCAGTATGTTGAACTGGCGGCCCGAATGTTTGGCGGCTATATCAACTATACATGGAATCCAGTAACCAAGAAACTTCAACTGATCCGCGACCCCAAAGGCACTGGCGAAGTTGTGTTGCTTTGGTCCTATAATCTCAAACCTGAAATTACAATGTTAGCTGACTTTCAAATCAGTCAGTGGGTACGGGATCACATGGTAGGTGCAGCTAAGTACATTATCGGCGAAGCTCGTGAAAAGTTCGGAACAATTGCTGGTCCACAGGGCGGCGGCACCTTAAACGGCACTGCTATGAAATCAGAAGGCCAAGCTATGATGGATAGATGTATTGCGGATCTGTACCTGTATGTAGATGGATCTCAGCCCTTGACTCTAGTGATCGGGTAATAATCAATTTGATTCTATCACTTGTCTGTGCTATAATGCAGCATGGCAGATATTATGATAGACCTTGAAACTTGTGGCACAGGCCCCGGCGCCTGTATTTTAACTATTGCAGCCCAGTGCTTTGATCCGTTGGTCAGGCGCCCGCACAAAGAGCTTAGGTCGTACTATGCTCGCATCAGTATTGATAGCCAGCCTGATCGAAATATCGAGCAAAGCACCATTGACTGGTGGGCAACGCAACCTGCTGCAGCCAAGGATGAAGCGTTTGGTGAAGAGGGCCGCATTCCCCTGGCGCAAGCTCTTGAAGAATTGGGCGTGCTGATTTGGCAAAGCAAACATTTTTGGGCGCAAGGCCCGACTTTTGATGCTACTATCTTGGAGCACGCCTACAAGAGCCACAACATCAACATGCCTTGGAAGTACTATTCGGTACGAGACTCTCGCACTGTGTACAGCCTTTGCCCCTCATTAAACAAGTACCCTGCTAGCCATCATGCGCTGGAAGACTGTCGCAGGCAGATAGATCTGTTGCACGACGCACTAGAATTTTTACAAGTCAAGGCTCTGCTTTAACATGAGTGATCTAGTTGGAGTAATTGATCATATACTATTAACTGCGGTCACACAGGCTCCAGCCCACGAACCAAAATTGTTATATATTGAACATGAGCTAGATCAAATGTTCGGCAATTATGATTGGACAAAATCTTTCTCTACCCCACAGCGACTAGTGTACGATGAAGCTGTTACATCGGAAATTCTCATTGCAATTCACCACTGGCTACGCAGGCGCTGTGCTGATATTACAAATATAACACTGGTTACTACACATCACTTGGGTATTGCAAGTTGGTGGAAACAATATTGTTCGGTCATGGGGCAACAATCTTTCTCGATTCAGGAAAAATTGTTTACACACGCAGATCGATTTCGTCAACGTTGGTTTGATAATATTACTGAATTACCCAAACGAGACTGGTTTGCAAATTCTAAAAAGATTGAACAAGTGTTTAGTTACTACGGCGGAACTTATGCAACCCCCGAACGTCAGTATTTGGTACTAACGCTACTTGAACTAAGCAAAGTTGGGAGCATAGATTATTTAGGAAAGTTTGAGTCCAAGGACACAGTAACAGCCTACAGTGAGAACATCAATTACTATCTTGATCAGGCCGAGATAGATCAAATTAATGAATTGTTTGACCGTCATGTATCTCCTTCCGGGACTCTGGTGCAACAAAATGCGCCTGCCCCAGGGATCAAGAATGAACTTATTGGATATCAAGGAATTCAATGGCAAACAGATGCTGCGTGCTTTGCATCTGTTGTCAGAGAAACTGTGGTAGATGATAGATATTCGTGTGTGACTGAAAAAACTCTTCGTGCTTTTTTACATCACATGGTGGTAATTCCAGTGACGCTGCACGGAGTAAGAGAGTTAGAACAGATGGGGTTTTGGTTCCCGCATGACATATTTGATTACAGCTATCAAACAGAATCAAGATTTGCATATCGAACAAAACACCTGATTAGAAGTATAAAAAAATTGATTGCTAACCTGTCTATCGGTGACATGCAACAGTACTACAATGACAACCTTGATAAATTTCATGCCAACGCCAAGCTAGTGCACATATACATTAACGATTATACTATAAACAAGGAACAGTTGTGATCATTGGGATATGCGGATTAATCGGATCTGGGAAAGATACCATTGCGGATTATCTAGTAAGTTCGCACGGCTTCGGGCAAGACAGCTTTGCAGCTTCGCTTAAAGACACACTTGCTGCGGTGTTTGGATGGGACCGAATCATGCTCGAGGGCCGAACCAGCAGTAGTCGTGCATGGAGAGAGCAAGTAGATACCTGGTGGGCTGACCGGCTTGGCATTCCGCATCTAACCCCGCGATGGGCAATGCAGAATCTAGGAACAGAAGTAATTCGTCGACACTTCCATCAAGACATCTGGACTGCTAGTGTTGAAAACAAACTTCGTAAGATCAAAGACAACACGGTGATCAGTGATTGTCGATTCCCGAATGAAGTTGCTGCTATACAATCAGCAGGTGGTGTTGTTGTTTGTGTTAAGAGAGGAGCAGCACCTGTCTGGGCTGAGTTGGCTGTTACTAATCCAGGTATGATGCCACAGCTTTATCCGGCTGTGCATGCTAGTGAATACAGTTGGGCTGGAACCAAGTTTGACCGAATTATTGATAACAATGAGTCACTTGACATGTTACACAATCGAGTCAAGGATCTAGTTCAAGATCTCCTGCCCGCCACGGAAGCTCTAGTCTTGTAATCTCAACAATGCAATTGAGACACACTGTTTTAAGATTTATTAGTTCGCAGTTGTTTAGATCACCATCGGTATGATATACCATTAGCTGGCTATGATGTCTAGCACGAAACCCACAGCGATCGCATGTGGGTTTTTTCTTATACCCTGCAGATTGCCATCTGGGCTTGGGCACTTTTTGTTGGCGTCCTCGCCGTATACAAGGACTGCAACGGCTTCTGTAATAGATTTTACCATTATGGTACCCATTGACTGCTGCTAGGTGTTTGTTGCAGGCTTTACAGAGTGGGCGCATATTGATATTTACCGCTGCGGACCTTGATTAAGGCTTCCGTAACCAGTTGAATTTCCGACTATCCGGTAAATATCCGTATAACCATTTAGAAGGATAATTTATATGGCACTAACATCACCAGGCGTAGAAGTAACCGTTATTGACGAGAGCAACTATCTGCAAGGGCCGACCAATTCGGTTCCTTACATCTTAATTGCCACAGCCCAGGATAAAGTCTCTGGCTCTGGCGTTGGAGTAGCAGCAGGTACACTCGAAGTTAATGCCAATAAATTGTACTTAGTCACAAGTCAACGAGACTTGGCTGCTACTTTTGGCAACCCGTTCTTCTACAAGACTGCCGACGGCACTCCCATCAATGGCTACGAGCTGAATGAATATGGCCTGTTAGCCGCGCACTCAGTCTTGGGCATCAGCAATCGTGCTTATGTACAACGTGCAAACGTTGATCTTACTGAGCTGGCCGCAACGTTGGTTCGCCCAACTGGTGCTCCTGCGTCGGGAACTTATTGGCTTGATACACTGCAGACCCAATGGGGGATCTTTGAATGGAACCAAACTACTGGTGCGTTCACTAACAAGACACCTATTGTTATTACTGACACCGCTCAGGGCAATCCTATTCCGAGCTCGGACGTTGGTAGTATTGGTGATTACGCAGTTAACACCACAAATACTCAGAATCCAATTTATTACAAAACGGTAGCTAACGAGTGGATTCTGGTTGGTAGAGATACTTGGCAAGCATCGTGGCCTACAATTCAAGGTTCTGAATCAATCTCTGGTGCTGTATTAAACACTGGTGATGTCATTATCATCAATGGTACATCAGTTGCTGTTCCGGGCGGCGATACACTAGCGTCCTTGGTCGGTGCAATCAACTCGGCAGCTATTTCGGGTGTTACTGCCGAGGCCGATTCAAGCAACCGCTTGCAAATTTATGCAGATGCTGATGCTACTGCCGACGCGTCTAGCGGCACTGGTGGTCTTGTTGTGATTAGTACAGCCAGTACCCCTGCATTGTTAACTCAGCTTGGCATTGTTGCTGATACTTACTCTGCACCGATACTGCTGCAAGGCTACAGCTATCAAGTTCCGCGTTGGAGAAGCACTGATACAACTCCACGCCCAACTGGATCTGTGTTCATTCAGTTGAATGAGCCTAACTTAGGCACCAAGATAGTAATTAAGAGATATGACGCCGTGCTTGGAGATTTCTTTGTGGTTGACACTCCGGTATATCTTACTCCAGAAGCAATGATTTATGGACTTGATCCATCAGCTGGTGGCGCAAATATCCCAGTTGAAACTCTCTGGGCTGAATCAAATGCAACTACCCTGCTGGTCAATAATCTTGAAATGCCAACTGCTACAATAGAGCCGTTTAGATTTTATGCATCTGGCCAAACAATTGTGTCGGGCACAGTTGTTAACCCAACATTTACTGTTGGCGAGACATTTACACTTCAGGCTAGTTCAGCTGGTTCTGCAACATTGTCTAACGCAGTTACAGTCACTATCGGTGGTACCGGCACCGCAGCAAACTTCTCTGCTGCGGTGAGTGCTGCAGCCGTGCCATATGTATCGGCTGTGATCAGCAGCACTGGTACAATTAATTTTGTGCATAGTCAAGGTGGTGTGATTTTGGTGGTCGACACAACCGGAACACCAATTGCAGATGCTGGATTTACAGCACCAGCTGACGGCGTGATGACTAGTAAAGATGGAGATGGATTGTACTTCTCGAACTTTGCAGCCCTGGTTTACACTGCCAGTGCCGCTGCACCTAGCGTGGATCCAGTTGATGGTCGTAAGTGGTATTACAGTGCTACAAACCAAATTGACATCATGATTCTGAATGATGGCGCCTGGGTCGGATATCGCACAGTTGACAATGACACACGTGGTTTCAATCTGACAGCGACAGACCCAAATGGTCCAATTGTCAGCCCTACTGAGCCAACTGAGCAAAGTGATAACACTCCGATTGTATTTGGCGATCTTTGGATTGATACCAGCAACTTGGAAATATATCCAGTTATTAAACGTTGGGACAACCAGACTGGTGCAAATCGTTGGGTGACTATCGACAACACTGATCAAACCACCAGCAACGGTGTACTGTTCGCTGATGCACGTTGGGCACCAAATGGCACAACTGATCCAGTCGGCGCCAACTATCCTACTATTGTGAGTTTGTTGACCAGTGACTATCTTGACTTAGATGCACCAGTGGTAAGCATTTATCCTGAAGGCATGTTGCTGTTTAACACACGTCGCAGCGGATTCAACGTCAAGAATTTCCAAAGCAACTATTTTAATGCCAACGACTTCTCAGTCGACCAGTACACATCCACAACCAGCTATGCAGTTAATAGCAAGGTGCTGTACAACGGTGTGATTTATGTTTGTATCTTAGCAAGTACCGGGAATGTTCCGACTAACGTAACATACTGGGCAGAACTGGAAACAAATGCCTGGGTTTCAATCAGTGGCAATCGGAATGACGGTAGCCCGTACATGGGTCGCAAGGCTGTGCGTAATGTTGTAGTTGCTGCACTCAAGAGTGGCTTGGACACACAAGAAGTATTACGTGAAGAGCAGACAGCATTTAACTTGATTGCTTGTCCACAGTATCCTGAGTTGATTATTAACATGGTTGCACTCAACAATGAGCGTAGCAACACTGCGTTCATCATTGGTGACACACCTCTGCGCCTTGGCCCATCGGGCAATGAACTTGTTACCTGGGCAACCAACGCCAATGGTCTTGGCAACGGTGGCGAAGATGGTATCACAACTAGCGATCCGTACTTGGGAGTGTTTTATCCAAGCTGCCAAACTACAGATCTGGGCGGATCACCAGTTGTTCAACCTCCAAGTCACATGATGCTGCGTACAGTTGTACGCAGTGACGAAGTGTCATATCCGTGGTTGGCTCCGGCCGGCGTGCGGCGCGGTCTGATTGACAATGCTGGACTGATTGGTTACATCAACTCACAGACTGGCGAGTTCCAAACGATTGCAACTGGTCAAAGTGTGCGTGACATTCTGTATGAAAACAAGATCAATCCAATCACATTCATCCCGGGTGTTGGTATTACTAACTATGGTAACAAGACTGAAGCTGCTGTGGCATCTGCTCTGGACCGTATCAACGTTGCACGTTTAGTAGCGTTTGTACGCGGACGGTTGAATGAGATTGGTAAGACGTTTGTGTTTGAGCCAAATGATCAGATCACACGAAATGAAATCAGCAATGCTATTCAGAGCTTGATGGTTGACCTGATTGCCAAGCGTGGTATTTACGATTACCTGGTTGTGTGTGATGAGTCTAACAACACACCGGCTCGTATTGACCGCAATGAACTATGGGTCGACATTGCAATTGAGCCAGTCAAGGCAATTGAATTCATCTACATTCCATTGCGAATCAAGAACACCGGCGAGATATCTGCTGGAGGTTAAGCCCCTAACACCTGCTAATAATGTTAAAAAACATTATTAGCGGTGCCGCAACACACGAAAACGGGGCATTTGAGCCCCGTTTTTTTTGGCCAGTTTGGCCATAAATAATATTATAGGAGATTTATAACATGGCTATTTCATCACTTACCAGAATGACAGTTCCGCTGGCAAGCGACCAATCATCATCGACCCAAGGGTTGTTGATGCCCAAGTTAAAATATCGCTTCCGAGTGATGTTTGAAAACTTCGGGGTTGCTACACCGCGCACCGAGCTTACTAAACAAGTTATGGACTTTACTCGTCCTTCGGTGTCGTTTGAAGAAATCACAATTGACATTTACAACAGCAAGCTATACCTTGCTGGTAAACACACCTGGGAAATGGTCACTGTTAACTTGCGTGATGATGCTTCGGGTAACGTTACCAAGCTGGTGGGTCAGCAATTGCAGAAACAGTTAGACTTCATGGAGCAAGCCAGTGCTGCTTCGGGTATTGACTACAAGTTCGTTACCAAGCTCGAAATGCTTGACGGTGGCAACGGTGTCAATCAACCTGTTGTGCTGGAAACTTGGGAACTGTACGGTTGCTACTTGCAAAACGTCAACTACAATGACCTAAACTACGCTAGCAGTGAAGTGGTTACAATCGCCATGAGCATCCGTTTTGATAATGCTGTACAGGCACCGGTACAAAGTGGTGTTGGTACTTCACTGGGACGCTTGGCAGGTGATGTAGTTACTGGTGTTTCGAACGTTACAACGTAATAATCACTTATGGCCTTTGGTCAGGACTTCCTCAACGGATTCTTTGGGAATGATTATCTCAGGGACTATACGCATGCCAGCAAAACGTTTCGAACAAACGGGTATGCAAATAGTCCTAGACTCAAGTTTCTTTTCCACGTATACTTTACCCTTGAAACGGTAGGTATACCTATGTTAAGAAATGCCTTTAGCTCGGGTGAAAACTCCACTATTGGCCTGTTGGTTAAAAACATCGATTTACCGAAGTTTACAATTGACACTGAGATTCTCAATCAATACAATCGCAAACGAGTAATACAGAAAAAGATCAATTACGATCCCATTAGTGTGGCATTCCATGACGATGGTAACGATTTGATTCGTACCTTGTGGTACAACTATTATTCTTATTACTACAAAGACCCAGTTCAGCCCTATGATGGAATAGCCACTACTGCCGGGACATCGGGTCCGATGCAAACCAAACCAATGGGGTTCAGGTACAATGGCCGTGATATCTATGACAAGACTCGGGCAGTATCCGATTGGGGTTATGTTGGCGAAAGCTACAGCGATGGCACCGGCTCGGCTAACGGCAAGCCGAGTTTTTTCCGTGACATTAGCATCTACGGATTCAACCAACACAAGTTTGTTCGCTATGTGTTGATTAATCCAGTAATATCCCAATGGAGTCATGATCAGTACGATTACTCTCAGGATGCCGGGGTCATGGAAAACAAAATGACCATCCAGTACGAAACTGTTAAGTACTACTCGGGCGCAATTGGATCAGTTAGACCGGACACCAACGTTGTTGGATTTGCTGATCCTAATGCGTATGATCAACGATCAAGCCCATTGAGTCGCCTCGGTGGCCAGGCCAGTGTCATTGGACAGGGTGGACTATTGGACACAGGAATAGGTATTATGGGAGATTTGCAAGCAGTTGCACAAGGCAGAGGAGGTCTAAGTAATATTATTGGTGCAGTGCAAAAAGCAGATACCATATACAATGCTTTTAAGGGTAAAAATCTTCAATCTATTGTTGCAGCAGATGCGATTGGTATTGCAAAAAATGCTGCCTCGATTCTAGGACAAGGACTAGCTGGACAAGCTCGGAGTACTTTTAATTTCCCTAGGCCATCGTTCGGAACTGCTGGTTCTGCAAGTCCTGCAACAGGTGGCCCTGCAGCCTTTAATCCCGGGGCCTTTACTGGCGGCTAAAGTATGGAATCTTCAATTAATGTCCCCAATCAAAACATTGACCTGAGTGTACGGGTGTTTGATAGTTTTTATGAGTTCGGGGTAGATGTTGATGCAAACACGTATGATGTGGTCAACAGCTACTTTGAATCTGTGTGCACAGACAAACAGATTGCTAGAAGTTTTACAGTAAGCTTGTTTAGAATTGCCGAACAAACCAAAGTACCGGTATTGTCGCTGTTGGCTCAAGTGGGCGGTCAGTCGCCGGGTACACAGACAGAAATTCAGTTGTCAAATACCATGGTGTATTATCTTAATGGCATACGTAGTCCAGCAACATTACTGGGACTCAATGGCGCCATTACCCCGAACTACTGGGCCGCTCGTAACGTACTACTATGAGCAAGTTTGCGCAAGGGGTGTACAAGGTCACCAATCGAGCAAAATATGTAGGCAAGCGTGAACCCAGGTATCGATCAGGCTGGGAACACAGCTTTATGACCTTTTGCGACAACAACGATCATATCCTGCAATGGGCCAGTGAATCAATCAGTATTCCGTATCTTAACCCGCTGTCGGGCAAGATGACAATATACATTCCAGATTTCCTTATCACATACCGTACCCGCGATGACCGGATGTGTGCAGAGGTAATTGAGATCAAACCAAAAAAACAAAGTGTAATTGAATCTAAACAATCTTCCCGTGACCGTGCTATTGTGGCAGTGAACTACGCCAAGTGGGCTGCTGCCCAGAAGTGGTGTGCACGAAATGGGCTTGTGTTTCGGGTTATCACCGAATCGGATTTGTTCGCAAACGGTCGGAAATAATGCGGTAAATATCCGCATGACCAGGAAACTTGAGGCGTTGTTCGACTTACCCCGCGACCAGGATAGTAGTGCTATTGAATCAGGTGTGCCCGCCCACACCGATGATATAGCAACACGGCTAGCCATTCTCCCCGAAACATTAGATGCACTGGACAAGATTGAAGCAGCCTTGCCGGCAGTGCGAGGCCTTGAGTCCAGCGACCAAGAAATGGATGACTTGGCGTTAAAAGCCACAGAAAGCTTTGACAATCTAATGGACCTGGGGATGAATGTTGATAGCCGTTATGCCTCTGAAATCTTCAACGTAGCAAGTCAAATGCTAGGTCATGCTATCACAGCAAAGAATGCCAAGCTTAATAAAAAGCTCAAGATGATTGAGCTACAACTCAAAAAAGTTAAACTGGATCGAGACTTAGCCGGGGACTCTGTAGAACACCCCACTGGGCAAGGCCATGTGCTTGACCGTAACGAACTCCTGCGTCAGGTACTGGGTAAAAATAATGTTTGATGAATTATGTGCAGATGATGGGGCTGTAAAGTTTATATTTTCAAATAATAAAGCGTTTGGATGGATTTGTGCCCCTATCGGCGGATTTGGAAATCATATACGCTGGATGTTAACATTAGATACTAAAATACAAGCAGAGTTATATGATTCACGAGTTGACCAATTTTGGCCATATTACTCTATTAATGACAAACTAACCTATATTTCTACATATGTCTACGGAACGTCTCGTACATGGCATAACTGGTTACATACTGAATGGCTTTATAGAACATCTTTAAATAAAGCAATACCTTTTGTTCACAACATACCAGAGAAAGACAGATTAACAAGACGCGGCATCCCGCAAAGTAATGTAATACTGTGTACAGTATCTCCTGAACTTGCGTTGCGTTGTTATTTAAAAATGAATTCTAGTCTAAATAACGCTAACATTGATCAATTTAAAGTCTACGCCGAAAGAGATAATCTTGCTATTATAGAGTATGCAACACTTAATAATCGTCTATGTTTAAATTCTGATGTTTTATACACTGACGTACTAGACAGGGATTTTTACGCAAGCATAATTGACTACTTGGGGTTCGACAACAATTATGAATCGGCTGCTCTAATCCATGCCCAGTGGTACCAGTTACACCAGAGGGCCGAGCGAGAGTTTGTTACAGATGTAACCAATTTCTATCGACCTGAACCAAATAATAATATTGGTAAAACACTAAATACAGCCATAGGACTCTGATATGAAAACATTTGCGCAATATCTAGTGGAAAGTGAAAAGACTTTTGACTACCGCATCAAGATTGTAGGCGATGTGTCCCCTGAATTCTTAAAACAATTCAAGGGCCAACTGAAAAAGTTTGAACCTGCAAGCATTGGTGAAGTTAAAACTACACCTATTGTGGCTCAACCACAAGGGTTCCCGGGCTACCCTAACCACGCAGTCAACATGATCGATGTGAGCTTTAAGTATCCTGCAACTCCTCCACAGATTGAACAAGTGGTTGAGCTACTGGGCTTATCTGCTGATCGTATCAGCATGAACACTATCAAGTGGCAAGAAGGCATGGACAAGGAACTGCTGGGCATTGCGGATCAAAAGGATCTGCTTACAAGCGAGTATCCGCCAACTGATGCTGAACAAAAGCGCATCAAGAAAGACTATGCAGCAGCAGCGCAAGATAAAGAAGTAGTCAAGAACTCGGCCAGCCAAGCCCGTTGGACCGTAGCAGGTGGTAAAACCCCGCCAGCAAAAACCACAAATGACTTGCCACAGGGCATCCAGAGCCCCATGTCAAATGTCAAGCGCCCCGCAAAACCAGCAACCGGCAAACAGCCACAAGGAAACTAATCATGGACATGTACGATATTCTCAAAAAATTAAATTCAGTTGGTAGTACTCCACTGTATGAATCCGCTGTGCCCCGCGCTGCTGATGTTGACAAGAGCCGGATCCCTGCGTACAAACGCAAGGACAGCGGTGAAGAAAAGCTGACCCTTAAAGATCTTGAAGCCGAACGCAGCAAAAGCGCAACTGGAGCTGCAGGATTAAAAAAACTTAAAGATCGCACAGGAATTAGCGAGTCTGAGGTTGAAGAAGGCAACGAATACGTTAATGCTCGCAAGGACGCTATCCGTGCCGGCCGGCCTACATTTACTGTTGGTGGAAAAACACACAAAGTAACTGGCGACACTAGCCAAGAAAAAGCCGGCGTAGATGAGTCTGCTGAAGAAACTACTCGTGGTCGAATTCACCGTGCTGCGCCCGGCGGCTATGGTCGTAAGTATGACCAAGACGATGAAGAAGGCGGCGAAAAGAAGGCAGCAGCGCCCAAGATTGATCGTGGTCGTGGACGCCCTAAGAAAGAGCGTCAACCCTTCTCTGGTGATGAAGCCAGCAAGCTACAAAGCTTTGTTGTGGGCAACAAGCCCAAGGGCGGATTGCCGGGCAAGGCAGGTGTCAAGCACACCAAGATGGCCGATCAAGAGAAGGCAGAAAAGGCACGTGAGCGCGCCGCTGCCAAGGACGAACTTGATGAATTAAGCCCGAAAGCACTGGGCAACTACCGTAATGCAGCACTGGCACAAGCAAACAAATCTGGTGGGATTGCCAAGGCATTAGACAGAAGTGCTATGGGCGCAACAGAAAAAGAATCAGACAGAATCAGAAACAGCAATGTAACTGATCCTAAGCTCAAGTATCAAGGTGGTGGTGACGCTTACGCCAAGCAGTCACAAAAGAGATTTGCCGGCGCCAAGCAAGCATTAGCCAAGGGCGCAGTTCAGAATGAAGGCGAAGACGAGTTTGATCCAGCCAATCGCGGCGAGTATGATCGCGAAGGTGAAATGGCCCAGGATCAACTTACCACTGCCGCCGACGCTGCTAGCGAATTGCGCAGTATTCTTGACAGTGATGAAAACTTGCCCGAGTGGGTTCAAAGCAAGATCACCAAGGCTGTGGACTATCTTGACACTGCCCGTGATTATATGAAATCAAAAGATGACGGTGACGAGCCAGTTAAAGAAGCCGGTAACTACAGCGCCAAGCGAGCAAGAGCAGGTGCAGACATTGGCAAGTCTGGCAAGAAGCCAGACTTTTTAGACATGGACAAAGACGGCAACAAGAAAGAGCCAATGAAGAAGGCAGTTGCTGATAAGAAAGCAGGTCCAAAGAAAGAAGTTGAAGAAACCACAACCGCTGGCTCTGTAGCTACTGCTCCTGCCGAAGGTGGCAAGAAAACCAAGGGCGGCGTCCAATTTGGCAAGGGTGTGTATGAGGGCGCATTAGCTGAGAGTTTTAGCAGCAAGCTAAAGACCATGCTGAACGAAGAGATCAGCATGAATCTCTCTACAAACAGTAACGGAACCAAGAGCTTGACTGTTACTGCCACCGATGATGATGCTATGCGCCTTGCGGAAATTCTCAAGCTGGCTGGCATGGAATCACAAGCACCTGCTGGTGACACTGCAGAAGCATGCGGTGCTTGCGGCCAATCACCTTGCGGCTGTGATCATATTGACGAAGACGACCACGCTAACAGTCCAGACCCAATGTACGCTGACACAGATACCATGGTCATGAAGCTAGCCGGCGGACTTAACGGTCCTAAAGTACAAGTGAATCCTAACAACATGGCAGACAACCCGATGGCAATGAAGCGATTGGGAGTTAAACAATCGCCCCAGGTCAATCTTGGTTCGGCAGATATCGGCGAAAGTATTGAGAAGCGCCTGTGGACCATTTACAATCGTCAAGATACATAATGAAATCGTTGCAAGAGTACATTACCGAAGGTCAACAACGGCTAGCTGGACCGGCCGTTGGGGACAGCTTTGACATTGAACTAGATTTTGATCAACTGATTGAAAGTTATATAGTCGATGTGGTCGAGGACGGCATTGTACTTAACGGTGATGCAGACATGATGCAACTGCTTGAGTCTGCCGGGTACCAACTGGAAACTATTCATCGTTATGGCCCAGTTGGTGCTGGATATACTAAAGAGTCTGAAGCAGACGATTCTCGCACAGATGTCAGTCGACTACGTGCATTGGCTGGATTAGGTAAGCAATCTGTTAATGAAATTGACCAGGATGAAATGCGTCTAGTTGACAAGCAGATACAGGCTGAGCCGATTGTGCCGATTGGTCCCATGGACGAAGCTGAATATCAAGGACGAGACGTTTCCTTAGGCAAGCCCCAACCGGGCGATGTCAAGAAGAGTAAAGTTTATGTTCGTGGCCCAAAAGGCAATGTGGTCAAGGTTAACTTTGGCGACAAGACCATGCGCATCAAAAAATCAAATCCCGCCCGTCGAAAAAGCTTTCGTGCACGTCACAATTGCGACACTCCGGGGCCAAGATGGAAGGCACGATATTGGTCGTGTCGTGCATGGTAAACACAAGGAAAATTAAAAATGGCACAAGCCAACGTATATACATCAGCAAGCGCCCAGGCCTGGTACACCGACAAGGCACGTATTGCCACTGGGACTACTTCTGTAACTTATCAGATTGATCTGATATACCCTACAGCAACTGGGAATTTATTTTCAGCCCCGACTCTGGTCCCGCCTAATGCATCACAAGATGTATTTGTGGGAGTGGGGAACAAAATTACAATTGTGGGATCAGGATTTACAGCGCAAGAAGTTGGAACCACAACATCTGGTTCTTACGCAGTAAGACAGGTCTAAACATGAGAGCCCGTGAGTTCTTTTTTGAGGCGGCGCCTGCTAAAATTTCCAAGCGTGAGAAAGCAGCAACTCGTGGGTTAAATATTTTTTCAAAGAAAATAGACAGTTATGACAGACTATATGATTTAAATCGTTTAATGATGGCTGTGGCTTGTAGTGATGGAATAAACCCAATAGAAATGGATAGTGAAAGTTGGGTAGGTAAACACAACACTGCACATCCCTACACCAAAGAAGAACAAGCCATGCTCAATTTAGCATATACCGCTGCCGGCCTAGCGCATAAAGATTTAAATAACGGTGATATGGATAGTGAAGAATTGCCCGGTACAAATATAAAAAGCCCAGTTGTGGCATTTAAGGGATACCCAAGATGAAAATCAGTGATATATTACGTCAAGTAGCCGATGCAATGGATACGCAGATGAGTCAGGGACAGCCTGATGACCAATCGCAAAATCCGGCAGAATTAAACACTGTTGACACTGGTATTGCTGTGGACGTGCCCAATAATACAGATTATGGCTCTGATAATGCAGTTATGATCCCACCGCAACAAGTCGAGTTCGAGTTGCTAAAGCGAGCTGCTGGCCTAATCAATCCAGTTGAAGACACCGAGTGTGCTGATACAACCCTGGATCAACTACGTAAAAATGCCGGTATTCACATGTCGGCACCGGTAATAGCACAATACTGATTTGGCCGCGCCGCGCGGATAATAATATAGCACAGTAGCTATCCATTAAATAGATGCATGGAAAACCGTTACTGTGCAGCCCCTTGGCGCGGCCTGCACATCAATTTTCGTGGTGATGTTAAAACTTGTTGTGCTGGTGATCCCAACATGCTGGGCAACCTTGATTCCTCATCCATTGACGAAATTCTACAAAGCCCCAAGCTACACGAAATAAGACGCACCATACAATCGGGTGTCCTACACCCTGAGTATTGCAGCAACTGCATCAAGGCTGAACGCTACGGCACCAGTGAACGTGACTGGCACAACAACACCAATCTGGATTTTGACGTGGCCACAGCGGCCATAGATGACCATCGGCCCAGCATTATTGATGTACGCTGGAACATTACCTGCAACCTGGCCTGCAACTACTGCGGCCCTTACTGCTCCAGCAAGTGGGCAGCATTGATGAAGTTTGAATACCGCAGCGGCGCCCGACCTTACTACGAACAAGTGTGTGAGTACATTGAGCAACATCGATCCAGTGTACGGGAAGTTGCCTTGGTAGGAGGCGAGCCCTTGCTGCTGCCCGAGAATGAACGACTGCTGGATGTCATCCCAGATAATTGTGTTGTGACACTGATCACAAACATGAACATAGACTTTGATCGCAACGCAATAGTTAAAAAACTACAAGACCGAACACGAGTAGGTTGGAGCATGAGCTTTGACAATATCGGTGAACGCTTTGAATACGTGCGCTATCACGGCAAGTGGTCAGTAACACAAGACAACGTGCGTCGTGTGCGACAGTTTATGAACACAAACGGCCACTGGGGCGGAGTACATGCAGTGTATAACATATACAACTGTACTAGACTGTGTGAACTACGTGCCTGGGCCGATCAAGAGCAAGTGACCATACAGTGGCAAACATTGTATCAGCCTGAATATCTTGATCCAGGCCTACACTCCGCAGCAGTACGAGAACAAGCACTGCTGGAGATAGCTCGATATCACACACTGTTCGAACTTAATGAAGCGGAAAAATCATTTTTCTCAGCAGTGAGCGCCAGAATATACACTCCGCCTCTCACTACCATGAGCAAACAGTTCTGGCAACACATTGACTCGGTAGAGAATAAGTATCACAAGACTGATGACCCTCGACGATTCCGTGATCTTTGGCCAGAGTTACAGGACCTAATATGAACAAGCAACTCAAACTAAAGTTTTACTACGACCATGTGCTAAGTTCGGTGTACTCTGAGGGCGAAAGTCCGTTCCATCAACAGATAACAAAAGACGTACTAACACGATTTATTGATCCAGAGCACGTGCCCCTGGATGCGCGAATCATCGACCTGGGCTGCGGCCCTGGGTACTTTTTAACTGAGATGCGAGATCGTGGCTACACCAATACACTGGGCATCTCGCTGAGTCGGGAAGATATTGAACTGTGTCAACGCAATGGTCATGCAGTGCGGCTGTCAGATATGAACTTTCTCGAAGAACGAGATGAGTCTGTGGATTTTCTTTTTTGTCGGCACAGCATTGAACACAGTCCGTTCCCGTACATCACACTGTTGGAATACAATCGAGCACTAAAGCCCAATGGCCTGCTGTATATTGAAGTCCCGCAGCCAAACTGTGAGATCAATCACGAAGGCAACCGTAACCACTACAGTGTGCTGGACAAGAAGATGTGGTCTAACCTGTTGCAGAGAACCGGGTTTGAAGCCACCTGGTATGAATACGAGTTCCCGGTAACGTTCTCTGATGATAGAGTACCCAACACTGCCACTGAGAAGTATTACATTTTCGTGTGTCGTCGTAAAATGGCAGTTGATATCAAATGAGTAAAAATTTAGATAACGTCTTAATTAAAAGTCCGCACGCCAAGTCTACCTACTCCCAAGCACACATTGAGGAATTTGTCAACTGTGCGGATCCGGTAAGCGGACCTATCTACTTTTTAGATCACTTTTTCTATATACAGCATCCAACGCAAGGACGTATGCTGTATCATCCGTTTGAATATCAGCACAGGTTAATTGATACCTATCACAACTACAGATATTCTATCTCGATGATGCCAAGACAGACCGGCAAGTCCACCAGTGCTGCTGGCTACTTGTTATGGCATGCTATGTTTGTGCCGGACTCTACCATCCTGGTTGCTGCACACAAGTACACCGGTGCCCAGGAAATTATGCAACGTATTAGGTATGCATACGAGTCTGTACCTGATCATATCCGTGCAGGTGTAACCAGTTACAACAAGGGCAGCTTGGAGTTTGATAACGGTAGCCGTATTGTTAGTGCCACCACTACAGAAAACACCGGCCGGGGTATGAGTATTTCGCTGCTGTACGCAGACGAATTTGCATTCGTGCGCCCCACTATTGCCAAAGAGTTCTGGACATCCATTAGCCCTACATTAGCCACAGGCGGTAAGGCAATTATTACCAGCACTCCCAACTCAGACGAAGACCAGTTTGCGCTGCTGTGGAAAGGTGCCAACCGTTGTGAGGATGAATACGGCAATCCTACCACAGTTGGACAGAATGGATTCAAGGCTTACCGCAGCTTTTGGAATGAACACCCGGATCGAGACGAGACCTGGGCACAACAGCAACGTGCTGCCTTGGGCACAGAACGGTTCCGGAGGGAGATGGATTGCGAATTTATTATCAATGATGAGACGCTTATTGCTCCTACTAAACTGATTGACTTACGTGGCATCGAGCCCTTGTTCAAGACCGGAGAAGTACGATGGTACAAACAGCCAGTCAAGGATAGGATTTATACCGTGTCCCTGGATCCAAGTCTAGGTACAGGTGGTGACCCGGCTGCGATCCAGGTGTTTGAAGCTAACACTACTGAACAGGTGGCCGAGTGGAGACATAATCGTACTGACATTCCTACTCAGATTCGAATCTTTACCAACATCATTCAGTACATATACGACATTGTTCGAGACGACAAGACAATTTACTACTCGGTAGAGAACAACACCATTGGCGAAGCAGCCCTGATCAGCATTGCTGAGTACGGAGAAGAAAACATCAAGGGCTACTTCCTAAGTGATCCTCAACAAAGCGTATCCCGGAGAACACGCAAGGGCTTTAACACCACACACAAGCCCAAGCTTGCTGCTTGTGCTAAGTT